GTTTTTATAGACTAAGTAATTTTATAATGATTTGTATAAAAAAAATATAGTAGCCATATGTATTTTATAAAGTTTAATATAATAATTATTACTATACACAATTATCACAACCGCAAGTAAGAAATTTACCTTCATTCATTCTTTCTATATGCTTTTTATTAATAATTTCATTACCGCTTGTAAGTTGTTCTCTATAATCTGCGTCATATTGTCTGTTATATATACAACTCTCGCAGTAAAATTCATACAAATCAGTTTTATCTTTTAATTCTGTAAGAACGTCGCTACTAAAAATATTTTTGTAAGAATTTTCTTTAAAATGATTTGTAGCGACAGCACAACTCCAGTCTTCTCCTTCTTTATTAACGGAAATATTGGCGAGGTTCATAATTGTTTCTTTAATGATAATTATGTATTATAAATATTTTAAAATCACTTTTTTCTACAACTTATATTCATTTATAAAGATTTGTATTAAAAAGTTATAGAATATAATAATGTCGGTTTCTATAGACGTAATTTTATAAGGATTTGTATTAAAAAGTTATAGAATATAATAATGTCGGTTTCTATAGACGTAATTATAATGATTTGTATTAAAAAGTTATAGACTAAGTAATTTTATAAGGATTTGTATAAAATAGAAAGTTATAGAAAAATTTGATTTGATAATTATTCCTATATATAATTATCATACAAACAAACAATATGTCTTTCGCCACCAACAAAACAAAGAAACGGCTTATCATTAAACCTTCGAAACTACAACTTCTTAAACAACAAGAAAAAAGAGGAATGTGGCTAGAAGTAAATGAAGAACTCGAAGATAAATTTAAAACTTTTACTACACAAGAATGGATATACGGCGGAACTGTTTTACTCGCTCCGTGCGAGGAACATACTACTTTTGCGGAATACTTAGCGACAAGAAAAAATTATAATAATAAATATTTTAAAGAAATAGATTTTTACTATGAAAAAAACAATATGAAGAATAATCCTTGTTATCCATACAAATTATCTTTTAGTTTTTAGTTTTCCAACATTTTAAACAGTAATACTTATATTTACGGATAGTTTTACTACAATATTTTTTTATAAATTTATATTCACCTTTTTTACACTTAGTATTACATTCACGACAATACATTATAACAAACATATTTTATGTAGTTGTTTTCTTTTATTTTCAATTTTTTTTATTTAAATATTCTATTCTATAAATTCGGTCATTCAGTCATTCAGTCATTCGGTCAATCCGTCGGTTCATTCTTATTTTGTATTTTTTTTTTTTGAAACTTTTTTTATTTATTACAAATTACAAATTGCGAATGAACTGGCTGTTTAACTGAATGACTGAATGACTGAATGACTTAGTTGAATGTATATTTATATATTTAATTTTTAAAACTAATAATAATAATAATAATAATAACTAATACTATTTATTTAATATAATACTTGTATCTTCGGCTACTTCTATAACTTCTTCTAATACTTTATTAGACTTACAACATTTTAATAGATTAATTATTTTTTGTAAAATCATTCTATATATAATAAAGAAAATTAAACAACTTTGGGACTAGTTCTACTTTCTTTAACGAAGTCTTGTAGTTGTTGTGCTTCTATTTGTCTTGCGTTTGGATTTCTTATAATAGACATATATACTGTATTATCATTTCCTATATCTGTGGCTATTGTTTTATCTGGAAATAAAATTCTTACTTTAAAACTACTTAATTTTAAACTAGGTCCAGTATGGGTATATACAAAACCAGCCCCACCTGATTGGGTAAAAGAACCCCTACTATAAAATTTACCTACAACTTGCGACATACTACGAATATTTGTTTTACCAGTTAAAAAGTTATTTTGTAGTTTTGCGTCTATTTCTACTAAATAATGACTTCTTATATCGCTAGTTTTAAACATACGGTCGGCTGCTTCTAATGTATAATTAGCAGTAGGCGTAGAAAATAATGGATTATTTGACGATATCATTTGGTCTGCCGCTAATGCGGTAGGCATAGCAGTTCCGTCAGTGAATATTCTAACTGGATTATTAGCGAAGAACGGTGTAAATTCTGCCTGCTTTGTAGCCGTATCACTAGTTAAATCTCCAGCCTTTAGCATAGCATTATCATTACCTATAAAGCCACCAGTCATAGTCATACCTACCCCTACTGTTAATGCTTCTGGTTGCGATAATTGTGCTTGAGCCGAAAATCTCCATTGTGGTTTAATATCTCCAGTAAATCCAGTGGGGGTTGTAATCGCAGCAGACATTTCATATCTAGGTCCATAGAGTTGGGCTAAATTAAATTTTAGTGTTTCCTCCCAAAATGGAACATAATTCTGGTCGGCTTCACTTGCTATTCCTTCGAAAGCGGTTAAAGAAGCGAACATAATACCACCATTACTATATAACATATGGAACGAACCTTCATTAGTCCCTTGTTCGATTACTGGGTCTGCGACTGGTGGTAAAGAATATCTTATACCAACTGCTTCTTCGTTATTTTGATAGATAGGAGTATGTAATTGTTCCCAGAAGAATTTTTGGCTATCCTCGTCATACGATAGTTCTACCTGATTTGCTCCTATCCAAACATTTCTAGCAGTATCGGGCGGTTTAGTAGAATTAGTTGCTCCCTTTGGATAACTAGCGATATGCTGGTATCCTTGTCCTACCGCTCCTGGTGCGACCACCTCCATATTCATTAGGGTCGCAGTATTAAAATCAGTTGCTCCGAATTTAACTCCTTCGTCGCTAGCCTGTCCGTCGCTACTAACAAAAAACTGGGAAGTATTCCATGGTCCTTTACTTACTTCGTCCCTCTGGACTGCCCCAGCCCCATAATTTTGTTGGAATAATGTATTTATTTTTTTACATAATTGTCCTGGTGTATATTGTCCTGCTGGTAGTGGATATAATCTAGTAAATATTCTAGGGTGCCAAGCCTTAGCGTCTGGTAATGGTTGTCCTTTATCTGGGAAACTAGTTCTACCACCATTTCTTTGTATTTTATCTTTACTTGGAGAACTAACTACAATGTCTTTAGAATGTCTATAAGTTATATTTACAACAAAATCATAATATAGTCCTTTAACATTATCTAGTTTAGGTAATTGTAAATTTAAATAAGTATATTGTTCTTCGTCTTGTCCTATTCCTTGATATTTTAAAGTAATAGTATAGCCACCAAATTTAGTATTAAATCCAGAGCGATTACCTATTGCCGATACTCTAAAATAGGGAGCGAATAAGAAAGCGGCATTATCTTCTCCTCTATCTAAAGCATTACATAAAATAAATGGATTACCATTCTCGATTTCTATAGCACTTCCACCTGGGGCTGCTGCCGTCCAACCCTCCGTATATTGTCCGTAAATATTTGGGGTATTTTGGGCTCCTAGCCCTGCTCCAAGCCATTTATTATTATATACATAATTTTGGACTCGTAAAGTTAAATCATTAGGAATAGTAATAGTCCCTTCTGGAAAAGCCACTGTATCTAAAAAAGTTTGTTGTATCATAATACTATCGCCATCGTTTATATCTACTGGTTGATTTAGTATAGTTTCCCAATCCCCATTAGTTCCAGTTGTTAAACCTTCTGGAGTATCTTGCTCCCTTAACTCTAGCACTACTGGTTGATTATTCATTATAATATAATATTATAAATATATTATAAAATAGATAAAAAATAATAAATGAATCGTAAAAAAATTAAGCATACATTACAACAAAAGTCCCATTATCTCTAACCATAAGAGATTTACGAACAAGTCCAAAAACATTGGCTTCGAGTGCTTGTCGAGTAGAAGCATTCGCCGCTATGTCGGCTCCCCAAATACCATATCGAATATAGGCTAATTGTAATTCGCTAACTGTTTCTTGTATAGGAACACATACATAATTACCAAATGGGCGGTCGCCTTGTAATACTTCATTAGGGTCTTGGACTGAAACCCAATTACTAGCAGGAACATTAGTATAACCTGGCGTATTATCTGCTAACATAGCGAGAGTGCGATTATGCCCTACTAATCCAGTGCGAGGTAATTTATTAGAACCATTTACCCTCCACTGAACCGATTGTTTCCACTGATTACTAGAACCTCGCCCACCTACATTAGCGTTATTAAAATTTGCTCCACGTCCCCCATCGTTATTACGACTAACTGGGTCAGCCCAAGTGGAAGCGACTGTCCCTTGGGTCATTAAAACAAGTTTCTCTACATATTTACCAGTAAAACCACTTAATAAATGATTACTCGCTTTTTCTATGTTATTTGTATTTTCTCCGTCAGCGAGGTCTGCTAGTGGAATTTCTGGTATCATAACCCTATCACCTTCTACTGGAGTATAATTAACTCCACGATAAGATTTAACAAAACTGTCGAACATAGGTCCTGGATTAACTTCGTCAGCGACTAAAAGTGGGCGACTTGGAACAAAAGCAGTAATATCATTTTTATCTGTAAGTTTATTTAATTGGGTAGCCGAATTGTAAATTACAACAAGTCTTAAGTCTTTTAATATTCCAGTTGGAAGGTGGATACTAGAATTTAAAAATGCGAAGACTTCTTGGAGAGAAACCCAAGCTTGGGTTTTAGGGTCTGCTGCTGCTGGTAAATTCTTAGTATTTACTAAATAATTTCGTGCTGTAGTATAATAAGAATTTTGCTCTGGTGCTGGAGGGTCTGGGATTGGGTCAGCCCACGCTGCTTGTCCCTCAGTAGTAAAACCCCAGTTAGTATTTCTTAATGGACTACCAGCCGATTGTTGTTCGTCATTACTACTTAAAATTGCTTTGTATATATCCCAATCATTAAAATTAACAATTTGGTCTAAAAGTTGATTACCAGAATATAATTCTATTTGACGAATAACGGCTCTAGGACCTTGTGCTAAATTCGCATTTGGTTGGTCGTCGGCTCCGACTGTAGTTGCTCCACCCACATTAACTAGTCTTAAATTAGATAAATAACAACTATCATTATCTAATCTAAATTCTGTGCGATTGTTAGAATGATTTGCTGGTTCTAAAATGCGTGTCGTAATATCTGAATTATACAAGTTAGCAATTTATATATAATAATAATATATAAAAAAAAAAAATTAAAATAAAAGATAAAAATTTAGAGAGAAACTGAACTATGAAAGTATAAAGACATTGTATAGGCATTGGCTCCAACTACGCCTGAAATCATTTGCGAACTAAATTTACTCATTCGCATATCTATTTCCGCTCCGAAGTCTAAACCGATACCAAACCCATTATTAGCGTTTTGTTTTGCGACGGACATAGAATTATGACTATGATTAGCCCCAAATGAATTTAAATATAATCCTATAGTTTCTACATTATCTCTAATAACAAAAGAAATTGCTTTATTGGTGCTATCATTAAAATTAAGCATAAGTTCTTCTACATTAGGAGGACGAGCCAGTTGTAATGTATTAACTTGTGGAACATTTACGTTTGCCTGTTCTATAAATGAAACAGAAACAGCATCGACGATACCTGGAACTTTACTAGAATTATTCGCTAGTCTTGAATTTACTGATTGTTTAACTAGAACTTTAGTCCTCATTTTTATTGGGTCATTCATAGAACCGTCGTCTGGATAAGTAGTATATGTTAATCTAAAATCTCTAATAGCGTAATTCACGCCATTTGCTCCTAAAGAAACGTCTTGTCCGTGGAAGATTTGTGCGGTTCTAGCCAAATTAACCGATACTCGAATATCACCACTACGTCTGTATGGTAATTGTCCTGGGACTGAATTTAATGCGATATCTGGTTTAATACTAAAATCTGGATTTTCTCTAAGAACGTCTGTTAATTGCGTTGTAGGGACTTCTCCACGAAGAAGACGATTAGTCATAGTGCGAAATGGGGCTTTCAATTCACAAGCGTATTTTGCGTTGTTAGTATCTGTAGCGTCTATTGTTGCCGCCATTCGCATTTTGTGGAAGCGAGGAAGTCCAGAACAATTTTCTATTATACTTCCTAAAACTTCTGTCTGGATACTTTCACATAGACTATGGGCTCCTACGAGTGGGTCTAAACATATATCTAAAACTTTATTATCGTCGCTGTTTAAATATTCTTGTGGATTACCATTTACTACAACTAATTCACCTTCGAGGCGGACTGAGCCAAGATTAAGAACTTCATTAGGAAAAGACAATACAAAATCGATATTATCATTTTGGGAATAGGTATCGGCGTAATTCTCTGGGATAACACTTCTTAGACTAATACTCATTATATATAATTATAATATATAAAAAATATTTTTAAAAAAAAAAGAAAGAATAAACAAAAAAATAATTTACGATTCATTTTCTAATAACTGAAGACCCTAGGAAGTTCTTTAAACATACTAATCGCTCCAGTTCCATTTTGGTCGTCAATAGAAACTTGTAATAGTTTTTGTTGGGTTGTTATTCTTAATGGTGCGGCTATAATTCTAGTTTCAAAATCTCCGTCTGTATATCTATTCCCAGAGATTACGTGGGTTGCTCCTCCATTTTGTTGTAAATTTCTTGGTCGAACTCCCATATTTGTTAAGCCGATATTAACTCTATCTTTATCTAAAGTAGTTCCCCAAACCACTTCACGATTATCAGTTAAATCTTCATTATTTAGTCTTAAGTTATAACTACAACCAGCCCCACCAATTTTACTAATAAGACCATTCGCCGCTTGTGGAAGTAAAACTAAAACATTTGTGGCTTCTGGTTCGATTGTAAAAATATTACGATATGAAGTTAGTGCGTTTCCATTTGTTTGCTCTGTTCCAAAAGTATTAAAACTAATTTCGTCATAACCTTGGGGGTTAGATACTTCTTTTAAAATGATTTCGGCATAATTTATAGACATTGATACCGCTGGACTATTTGCTGTGCCTGGTGCGACGAATGCTACAACAATCTCAGTAATTTCACCAGTAGAACCAGCGGTTTCTACCCAATTACCTTCAGTTGTAATAGTAATTTTTCCGTCATTCTGGTCGCTCCAACCAATAGAATTAATAAGAATACTTTTCTGTGGGAAAGCACCTCCAGCACCTCCCGCCATTGCCCCATTAACTAAGATACGCTGTCCTACGTGGAAGGGCGATTGTTCTAAAGATTTGTAGGAAGCAGCAGTCTGGAGTTCGTCGCTAGAAGCCCCAACGGCTACTGACCCAGACATTTTAAGTCCTTCGCCGTTCATAGGCACACTTGGATTACCAGTCTGGACGGCACTAATCTTATCTAAATTTAATCTACAACGGATAGTTGTGCGTCCAGCCCTACCAGTATCAAATTCGTCTGTTTTACAAAAGTCGAACATATCCTCTAATGCGATTTGTATAGGGGCGATTGTAAGATTACGACTAGGAGCGTCGCCATTCTTTTGGAATTCTCTAAATATACTTGAAGTCTGGGCTGCTGCGTCATTATCTTCTCGGAATGGACACATATCGAGATATTTATTTCCAGCCTGGGCTACAATACTTTCGGAGTAATAACCTAAATTAGTCTTAAGTTGGTCTAAATGGCGGATATTTTCTATTTGTCCTCTACGTTCGGAAGTAATACTAGCGTCTCGGATTAAACTAATATTTGGAACTTTAAGAAGTGGGGCTGTAGTCCAAACAAGATTAACTGGATACACACCTTCACCATTAGCGGCGTTGAGATTAATTCCAGTTTCGGCTGTAGTAATAACACAGTTAAAAGCCAAATAACTATCTCTTAGAGAAACGTTCATACCTTCTGGAATTTCGAACTCTACGATATTTTGGTTGGTATTAAAAGGACCAGCAGTAAGCGAATTTAACTTTATAATTTTGGGTGCTACGGACATTTTATATATAATAATAATATAAAAAAAATTATCATTAAAATTCTTCTTATAATTTTTCTAAATAATTTTTATGTTTTTTTGTTTTACTATGAATTGCTCTATGTGGTGGAGTAAAACTACCGCCACAATCACATTTAATAGGACTATGTAAATATTCTTTTTTATCTTTTCTATATTCTTCTGGACTTCTATTAGGAATTTGGGTATTTAAACTAGCATTATATTCTTCTATATATTCTCGTTCGGTTTGTCTTAAATCTATTTCGTTTTCTGGATAAAATTCGTATAATTTTTCTATATCCCAATTATCCATTCCACCATTTTCTCTTATAAACCTATATACTTTATATTTATAATTAGGTCTATCTACATTATTTATTTCGCATTTATGTTGGAATTTTCTTTTACTAAAACTTCTAGTGCTACCTATATAACATTCTTTAATTTCTTTATTCTTACAAAAAATCCCATAAATATTATATTTTAAATTAAAACAATTTACCATATAATAAATCTATAAAAAAAAATTATAAATTAACCGAGTATAATTATATTCCTTGGACTACACTGGCTTGGACTTGGTTGGGGACGACTGGTGCTGCTTCTGTAGGTGCTTTCTTTTCTAATTTCTTCTCGGCGAAAAGACTACCAACTGCTAAGCCTACTGCGGCTATGTCTGCGATAGGATTTAATCCACCTTCAGCAGCAGCAGCACCTTCGGCTGTTCCAGCAGCGGCGTCTAGTCCTGCGTCTTCTGCTCCTTTCTTAAGAGTATCAGTCGCCGCTTTTTCTAAATCTTTTCCAGCGTCTTGTCCTAATTGCGAACTATCTGTAATGTTTTCTAATGGGTCAGGTTCTTTAAATAAATCTTCACCAGCCGATTTTTCTGGTGCCGAAGTATCTGCTTGTG